CTCAAAATGCGGGTTCGGTTCATTCTTCAAAAAATGCTCAAGATGCGGAGAAATAAATGAGTAATGCGTATTCAGGTACAACCCACCAGTTCTCAACGCCATACTTGACTCTTACTGAATTCAAGAATGCTCCTACGGCGATTGACTTTGATAACCTCGTATGGAACTCACAAGACCCTGATGTTCAAGATGCGGAGTTGGCAAATGTCATTGCTAGAGCAAGCTCATGGATTGATACTTATTGTAACCAAGTCCTCTCAGCAACCACAGAAACTGAGCAACAGCGCTCTCGAATTCGCGATGACGGTACTATCCGCTTTCACCCACGATACAACCCTGTAATTGCCCTTACAAGCCTTCAATACGGCTCACCTAACTATCAGCTTACAACTGTTCAAGATTGCTCATACGCTTGGATTGAAGATTCTCAAATTGTTTTTCCTTATGCAATGCTTGCTACTACCTACACCAACCAAGGCCCACTTCAATTTGGCTTTCCAACAACGGCTCGTCAAGAAGTATTCCTCAAGTATTCTTATGTCAATGGTTATGCAAATACCACTATTGCTACCGCAACCGCAGGGCAAACTAGCCTGACTGTCAATGATGGAACAGGTATTACCGCAGGGCTTACTCTCAAGATTTATGACGGCTTTAGTTCAGAATTTGTTACAGTTGCTTCAACTTATACTTTTGGTTCAACCACAATTCCTTTAATGAGCCCTCTTGCCTACGATCATGCTTCTGGAACTTCAATTTCTGCCTTGCCTCCAGCAATCAAGGAAGCTGCAATTCTTGTAACTACCTCAATGCTTAAAGTCCGTGGTGATAATTCAATGGTTATGAATATTGCTAGTCGCCCTGGACAAGTAGTTGAAGGTTCACAAAAATTAGGTACAGAACTTAAAATTGCTATGGATTTGCTTGCCCCTTACCGCAGGATTAGATAATGTCTCTTACAGGTCGCGCAGCCGTTCGCTCAACACTTGCAACTTTTATTGGTCAACCCAATGTAGATGGCATCAATCAAGTCTTTACAGCCTTTCCTAAGCGTATTGACTTTCAGGTTAATGCTTTGCCATCACAACTTTCTCGTTGCGCCGCAGTAATTCATATTGACTCTGAGCGTGAAAATCGCTTGGCTATTGGTGGAGCAACTAACGGCATAAAGCGGATAGATTACTCAATATCTATTCAACTTTTTCATCATTCGATGGAACGCAAGTCTGAAAATGCTATGGCTAATTTTGACACTGTTGTTGACAATCTAAAAGCAAAATTGCGTTCAGATCACCAATTTGGAGACCCATCAGGAACTCTTGTATGGCAAGGCGCAGAACCAGTAATAACTGTTGCTTATGGTGAACCAATGTCTAATGACGGTACATCTACTGAAACATGGGCAACTGTTCGTTTTGATGTTACACAAATGATTCAAGCATAGGAGAAATAATGAAATATACATACAACGGCACCGATGAACGCATTTTCCCCTCAATAGGGGTAACAGTAAAGCCAGGCGATACTTTTGAAGCTCCAGATGACTTCAAAGTTGACAATGTAACACCAGCAACACCAAAGAAAGAAACAAAATCAGCCCCAACAGTAGGAGATGAATAATGACACTAGCCCAAAATTCCGTAAAGTCGTACCTTGGGGTTGCCTTAGAAACAACTAAAGGTACTGCTGTTACACCAGCCAACTTTGTACCAATTACGCTTAATAGCTTTAAGCCTGTTGATGTAATTGCTCCACTGTATGACAATGGTATTCGTGGTTCTCTTGCCGAGAATTACAACTATGTTCAAGGTCGCCGTCACACCACAGTTGATTTTGGTGGACCAGTATTTGCCGACACAATTGGTTACTGGATTGCTGGCGTATTGGGCGATGTAACCACAACAGGTGCAAGCGCTCCTTACACACATACAATTGCTCTTAAAAATACAGTAGCTTCAACATCAGATGCACAGCCAAAGGCTTTGACAATCACTGACTTTTATGGCGCTGGAACTCGTTACAACCCTGGTCAGCAAATTACTGATCTAGGTTTAACATTCAATGCTGATGGAATGTTGGAATATACAGTCAAGGCTATGGGCTTTCCATCAAGTACAACAAGCGCTCCAACACCATCTTTTACAACAGTTCTACCTACTCAAGTATGGACAGGAGTTGTAACAATAGGTGGTTCATCAGTTGCTTATGTTCGCACAGGAACACTTGATTTGGTTCGTAAGTCAGAAGCAATTTTTGGTCTAAGCAATACACAAGCTCCATATCAAGTATTTCTTGGCGCTTTGACAGTAAAGGGCAAAATTACTTTTGTCATGCAAGATGACACTGAATTGACCCGTTACCTTTCAAACACACAACCTGCACTTACATTTAACTTCTCAACAGGTACAGGCTCTACTGCTACTCAAGTTGCTTTCACCATCTCAAAGGGTGCTTATGTAACTGGCGCAATCGAGCGTAACAATGACTATGTAGAAGTTACTGTAGATATTGAGGGTCTTGGAAATACCACCGATGTCGGCGCAAGCGCAGGATATTCACCAATTAAGTTCACCTTACAGAATGCTTTGCCTTCAGGCACATTCCAGTAACGGGTAAGATGTCTGACTGGTGGCCGCCTTCCCCACCAGTCAGACCCTATTTGGGAGGCAAGTTGGAAGGAAACCCATGTCTAAAGTAATTACACTACCAAGCGGCAATACAGTCACTCTTCGTGACCCAAGCACTCTTCGAGTAAAAGATCGTAAAAAGGTTGTTGCTGCTGCAAATGGAGAAGAAGGACTGCTCCAAGCAATGTCAATGATGGATGGATTGATGTCCATTCTTATTGAGTCATGGTCATTTGATCTAATTATTCCATCAGTGATGTTAAAGTCATTAGATGAATTAACTATGCCAGATTATGATGCTATTGCTGTTGAAGTTGGAAACTTACAAGCTAAGATATTTCCACAAGTAACTGAAACCCCAGAATCAGAAGCGAACCCTGATAGCCCTTTCGACAACTCCAACGCTTAAAATGGGCGTTGGAAGGTCAAGGCAAAACACCAAACGCTAAATATCCTGACGAAGAATATTTATATTATATCTGCGCTAAAGAATTTGGTTGGACAGTGTTAGAAACTGATGAACAACCAGCTGCTGTTCTTGACTGGTTAATCTCTATTCATAATATCGTTAGGCAGGTTGAAAATGATAACAACGAATCTGAATATAGTAATTAAAAAAGTATCTAATGCTGAGATAAAACTTGATTCTGCTGCTTTTGCCGCAACTGAAGAACTTAAAAAAGCTGCAATTGAACTTATTAAAAATGAGATTAAAGGCACAAGAGCTAAGGGTCAAAAAGCAACTCCAGGTCAACCACCTATGAACCGTACTGGCAATTTGCGAGCATCCGTAAAGGGTGAAGCAGCCCGTGTTGGCTTTGCTACTTACGGGGCTATTGTAGGTCCGACTGTTGGAACTTATGCTCGAGCAGTTGAAATGGGTGGAAAATTTGCTCCTCCTTCATGGCAGGGCACGGAAGCAAAAGCAAAAGGTTTTCCTTATGTAAAACCCGCATATATCAAACTTAAAGCAATGGTACCCGCCATTATTAAACGCCACTTTTAGGAGGAATAAGAATGTCATTTCTTGAAGAAGTCTTTCCTCCCGTTCTCATTGAATTAAAAGTTGGTGCTTCTGAGGCTATTGCAAGTCTTCGCGCCGTTAATGGCGAACTTAAATCAATGGAAGCACGGGCTCTTAAAGCTGGTGGTTCATTAGATTTAATGACCAAAGGCTCTAAATATGCTGGAGCAGCACTCTTAGGTCTTGGTGGAGCTGCTGTTGCCGTTGGCATGGTCAGCGTTCACGCATACGAACAAATATTAAAATCTCAAACAAACCTTCAAGTTGCTATTAAAAACACTGGGGTTTCTTGGAAGACTGCTTCGCCTTATGTAAAAGCTCATGCTGATCAAATGCTTGCTCTTGGCTTTACATATCAAGATACTTATGCTGGATTGTCTAAGATGACTGCGGCAACTGGCAGCCCAGCTAAAGCACTAACAAGTCTTAGTGCTGTTGCAGACCTTGCTCGTTTTAAGAATATTGGATTGCTCCAAGCATCTGATTTGCTTGCCCGTGCTTCTGTAGGTCAGGCTCGTGGTTTGGGTGATTTAGGTCTTGCTATTGGTAAGACAATTCCTAAAGGCGCTTCATTTGAGCAAATATTAAAAATTGTTGAATCTCGTGTTCATGGTTCTGCTGATGCTTTCAAAAATACATTGCCTGGTGCTATTGCTATTACAAGAGCAGAATTTCAAAGGATTGAAGTACAAATTGGTGAAGCATTGCTTCCCGCTATTGAAAAAACTGCAACATGGGTTAGAGAAAAACTTCTTCCAGCATTTACGGCTTTCTTTAATTTTCTTATGGACCATAAAGGTTTAATTGAAACAATTGCTGTTAGCCTTGCCGCTGTTTGGGCTGTACCAAAAGTTGAGGCTGCAATATCTGCTATTGGCGCTATGGCTGCCGCTTATGGTCTTCTTGCTACTTCTGCTTCCGCTGCTGCTGTTGCTGAAACTGCTGCTGGCGCTGCTGGCTTTACTGCTGCTGATCGCGCTGTATTAGATACAATTGCTGGTTCTGGCGCTGCTGCTGCTGCTAGGCGTGCCGCTGCTGGTGCTGCTGCTAAAACTGCCGCTACTGCTGCTGGTGTTGAAGGTGCCGCCGCTGCTGCTGGCGGTTCAATGGGCGCTGCTGCTACTGCTGCAATACTTTTGCCTATTGCTTTAATTCTTGGTAAAGCAGTTTATGATAAAGTCAAAGCAGATCAAATGACTAAAGATTTAATAGCAATGCAAAGTTTAGATTTGACTCAAAAGCCAGCCGTTATGGGTCCAGCCCCAGCACAAGCTACATCTAAACCTTGGTGGGATATTATTGGAAAAGCAAAAGACTGGACCAAGGGTGGCGCATCAGATGTTTATACCCCACCTAAACCTTCAAATACAACTTCCAAGGCTG